TGGCTTTAGTGGCTGCGCTGATGGTAAACTGGCTCCCAGTGTCTACGACCAGGCCTCCGTCAACAATCACGCGGATGTACTCGTTGCCAAACTCAAGAATGTACGTTTCTAATGTATTAAATTCAAATGGAACTAGGCGCGTGTCTATGCTGCTGTTTTTTACTTCGCAAACGTATTCCAGGCCTGGGCGGTTAGATGCACCGCCAGACGTCTGAACCCACATGTTCTCCATCTTAGACAGAGAACTTGCATACTTTCCGATGTCGACCCTAGCGCCTACGGCCTCTGAAATTTCACCGCCTGCAAAACTAGGCTGAATTAATTTGACCATTAAACCCTCGCGTCAATCCAAGATGCTTCTGGTGCTGCGCGGTTGCGCCCTTCGCTGCTGTCGGTGTCTGCCGCATGGCTAATTATGCGCAGCACTTCCTGATCGAGAGCGCTCTTAATGTCTAGGCTGCCAGTCAATGCCATGGCAACGCGTGATGCCAATAAAAAACTAAGGCCCATTGTGAACTCAGGATCAAACCTTGTCGTGTCAGTAACTCTTGCAGTGTAAAACACTTCTGCTTCGTCTTGATTTGTCAAAATTACTTTTGTGTTGTCGGCTAATAGTGCTACTTCAAAGTCAATGGGATCTGCATCAAACCCTAGAATGTTAGTTATGCCGCGCACCTTTACAGCATCTGTTGGGTACTGATAAGCGTAATCCCATCCGCCAGGGACCGTCACGCTAAGTGTGCTTGGATCAGTATACTTCTTAGCAAACCGCCAAGGTTGGCGTCGCAACAATTCGTCTCGCGTGTCGTCAAAGATTAAGTTGACCTGCTCTGCTTCTACGGTTTCTTCATCAAGATCAGCAATATCATAACGGTCGCCAATATGCTGCAATGCGAGCTTTGCTATTTGAACTTGCGACGCCATCTAGGCTACTCCTTAAAACTCTTCGGCTGCAGCAGTCGCGGTTTTTTTAGGACGGACTTTTGCACTTGCCTTGATTTCTGTAACCAACTCGGGGGGCACCCCTATTGGCTTTTTGTAAGTTGACTGACCCGCAACAATTTCAATGTCTAATGTTGGCAGTGGGAAATCGTCTTCGAACTCATAAATGCCGTCATGTCCATCGGGGAGTTGATCTTCAGGGTAACACATAACGTGCGCCCCTGCAGCATCTCTGTAGAAAAACCGTTGCTTAAATTTTACTTTTACCATGGTGATCTCCTCATCACAAAATTGGGAAGAAGGTGGGAGAGCCGAAGCCCTCCCATCCAACTCAACTAACTTTAGTTAACAGCGTCTGGGTAGGACTTCCAAGCTTTGGGGTCCATAGTCAAGAACGCGTTGATCTTGCCTGCAGTAACCGCAGCAGTGCCTGTAGTAGTCACAATGCCGAGATACCGCTCGTATACCGCGCCAACACTTAATGGCACTGGAACAACAAGTTCATAGCCAGCAATCAATGTTGCCTTACCAATAGCCGCTGACGAATAATGGTAAGTTGCTGAGCCGTCTACTGCAATCGCTGCTTGGGCGTCAGACGCCAAGTGAAATTGCACTGTGGCACTGCCGCCGGAAGTGACAGCAGTGTCCACTTGAATCACCAGATACATGGTGTGGCCGTTGCCAAAGTCCTGCGGCGTAGCGCCGAGGTCGATGACATTGCCGACCAAATCAGAATCGGTGCCTGAAGTGTCGAGTGCGGTTGCATCCGCAAACTCTAAAAGTTCGTCCATAATCATGAGGTGTACTCCTTTACATCTGGACCTTATTAAGTGATACGAGCTTCGTTAGGACGAAGCGCGTCAACACGACGGATAGGGTAACCACCCCACGAAGTCTGCATCGTCCCGCCGACCATATCAGTAGTCAGAGTAGAGTTAGCAACCGCGTTGGACGTTTGGCGACGAAGGAATCCGAGGATTTGCTTATCCATGTACCAAGCGCAACGGCCCATAGAAGCGTTTGGAATCTCAGTGACTGCACGATGCATAAGATCGTTTAGGTCAGCAGAGCTTCCTGACAGGTCAGCAGTAAGGTTAGACCGGTCAATGTTAGCAATTCGGACTGCATAACGCCAATCACGAACGGTGAGACCAACGTCCCAACGATAGTGCGTGCGATATGCTTGATACATGCCGGAGCTTCCGCCAACTGTATCTACAGCCGTAACCTCACCGAGGTCGCGCTGTTGGATGCCTGCTTGCGAGCCTTTTGGGATGATCCCGTGGCACGTATTAGGAGACCAACAAACCAGCCATACAGACGCATTATCGCTTCCCGTCCCGCCACCGTCTATGATGTTGTCGCCGTTTGCAGCGGACAAGCTATCATAACGAGGGGCAAGGCCCGTGAACTCTTCTGGAGCGCCTGTTTCATCGCCATAGAAAAGCTTTGTAGACAACGTCTGGTTCATGCCTTCGATATGAGGACGATCTTCCTGCAGGCGGAACGCGGCTGGGTTGCCAGCCATGTCGACGAGAGCTTTGTCGACCTGCGAGTAGTCTTCCATCATGCCTGTTGCGTCCGTAACTTGGGTTGCGCGAGACTTTGTTGGCTGAACGAAACCGTACATTTTACGGAACGTTGGTGAAGGTAGGCCGGTGCGGATTGAAGTGCGGTGGCCGGTAGTCAAGTTGCCTTCCAACCAAGTCATATCCTCAAGGATTTCGTTGGTTTGGTTTAGGATTTCAACCACGTCGGCAATGCTGCCGTCGGGGTCAGTGACCTTCGCCAAATCAGCGAGGGTCGGGTTATCAGTGCCAAGAATAGCCATATTTTAGGCTCCTTTCTAACTGGCGTTCTGGAACATCGTGGGATACATTCTCTGCAAATTGTCTCCGTTAACGGACTTATGCCCGTCACCTTCGATCAGATCACTGTCAGATAATGATTTCGCCACGCGGTGAAGAAAACGCAACATCACAGGGTGGTTGCCCAATCCAAGACCGTCTGGGTTTTCAATGTTGGGGGCACCCATAAGTGCCATCAACTCTTTGTCCCCATAGGCATCGGTGACGCGTCGGATATTGCCAAGGTTGGCATCAAGGGCTTCGCCCCCAATCTCCTTGTCGGCTTTAACCTGCTCGCCCCATGCGTTGATACGTTCAATATAAGCGTTGGCCTGTTCAGCCATCGCCTGTTGACCTCGCGCAATGTCAAACTCCACAAGTTTTTGGAATTGCTCTTGGCTAACTCCAAGCTCTCCTGCAGTTTCGGCAAAGTGCTCGATCTGTTTTTGGGCGTCCTCGCTGAGGTCAAAACCCTCGGTTGGCGTGAACTCATATTCAATGGGTTCAGCGTCTTCCGATCCATCGCCCCCGTCATCCGACAGCAGGGTTTTGGTCTCTTTGAGTCCAGTCTCCTCTTGGACATCATCTTGTGCCTCAACAGTTTCCTGTTGCGGTGCGTCAGCAGCGGCCTCCTCAGCCGGTGCGTTGTCTAAATCTTCGTTAGCTACTTCTTCTGCCATGCTTTCCTCCTATGGCTAGGTTTCGTGTTAATCATCGAACAAGCTGTCCTCCAGCATCTTCATATATTGGTTTGGGTACGCGTCTCGGATCTCGTTAATAATGGCTTGGCCAACAGAACGAGCACCCTCGTTAAAGGCTGTGCTGTCAGAACATCCTGGAACGTGGCTGCTCATGTCCATGTGACTGAGCACATGCAGACGGTCGTATAGCCAGCGACGGGAAAGCCGATTATTCATGATCGACTCAAGACCTTGCCGCAAAGACTTCTCGCCGTCTTCTGCACGCTTAATTTGCTGCGGGTCGTCACTATTGGTTACGACATGTTTCACTGCACCGTTGCCCCTGTGCCAAGCAAGTCAGTCAGCGCGTTGGGGTTCTGTGTGTCAGCTTCACTAAGTACCTTGGCCCCTTGCGCGAGCTGACCTGCTTGTTCCATGGCCTGCGCCTGAGCTTGCTGCTCTTCGCGTGCCTTTCTCATTTCTGCGACCTGTTCGCTGTCTCGTGTAATATCCGGTGATACGCCAAGTGTGTCGGCGTACTGACGATATGCTTCGTCTGCGTCTATGTTGTCGACGATGTCTGGGAATACTGCGACAAGGTTT